CTGGAACTTTTGCATTAAGCGTGTGTCCATCGCGGCGAACACCACATCGCCGGTCTGGGAATATACAAACGCTTTCGATTGGCCGGCGGATTGTCTCAGGATCATCGAAGTGGACACCACCGAGGAATGGTCAGTGGAAGGGCGCCAGATTGTCACGGACGCGGCGGCACCGTTGCTGATCACCTACGTCCATCAAGTAACCGATGCGGCGCTGTTCGATGCCAAGTTTGTCGAAGCCTACGCGCTCCGCATGGCGGCGGATCTCGCCTATGACCTCACCGGCTCCCAGAAAGCTGTGGAGTTGGCCGAGGCCAAGTTCAAGCAGTTTATGAACGAGGCGAAGACGGTGGACGGGCAGGAAAGCCTGTCCGCGAATGAACAGTCCTGGCTCGACGCGAGGGCATAGCCGATGGCGCGTGTCTCCCAGATCCAGACCAATTTCACGGCTGGTGAACTTTCCCAGAAACTGCACGGGCGGGTGGATATCACCAAGTACGCGAATGGTGCGGAGACAATCGAGAATTTCATCGTGCAGCCGCATGGCGGGATCTCGCGGCGCCCTGGCACCCGGTTTGTGAAGGAAGTCAAGGACAGCAGCGCGAAGACCCGGCTGATACCTTTCGAGTTTTCGATCACCCAGGCTTATGTGATCGAGTTCGGCAATTTGTATATGCGGTTCTACAAGGATCAGGGCGCGATCCTCGAGGCCGACACCACGATCTCCGGTGCGACCAAGGCCGATCCTTGTGATCTGACAATCACATCTCACGGATATTCTGTTGGCGATGAGATTTATGTCAGCGGCGTGGTAGGAATGACGGAGTTGAACGGCAAGTATTATCTTGTCAATACCGTTCCCGATGCTAACAGTATCACGCTGAAAGATATTGACGGCACCACCATCGACAGCAGCGCCTTCACCACCTATGCCAGCGACGGCACCGCGGCGCGCGTTTACACCGTCACCACCACATTCCTGACGGCTGACCTCCCCGAGATCCAATTCGCGCAGTCTGCAGATGTTCTTTATGCGGCGCACCCCGATTACGCGCCCAAGAAGATCACGCGAACTGCTCACACCACATGGACGATATCGGATATCACGTTCACCAATGGCCCGTACCAGACGGAGAATATCGAAACGACCACGATGACGCCGGGTGCGACAACTGGTTCCAACGTCACGTTGACGGCATCTGCAGTCACCGGCATCAATGGAGGGGATGGGTTCCAGACTACGGATGTAGGCAGGCTGGTGTCGATCGGTCATCAGGCGACAGCCTGGGCGTCGAGTACGGGTTACAGTCTCGATGACATCGTCCGCAACAGCGGGAACGTCTATAAGTGTATCAAAGCTGGTACGTCTGATGGTTCCGGTGGTCCGTCCGGTGAGGGCGACGAGATTGTCGATAATTCCTGCACATGGAAATACCTGTCGGATGGCGGCATTCATTGGGGATACGCGACGATACGTTCGCGAACCTCGACCACTGTGGTGACCATCAATATCGTCAATGATCTCGGTGGCACGTCGGCGGAAACGAAATGGCGCATGGGCGCCTGGAGTGATACGACCGGATACCCGGCGGCGGTGGCGTTCTACGAGCAGCGCCTGTTCTGGGCCGGTTCTTCAGAGCAGCCGCAAACGCTCTGGGGATCGAAGTCTGGCGATTACGAGAACCACACGCCGGGGACGCTCGATGATGAGCCGGTGATCTACACCCTCGCGACCGATCAGGTGAACGCGATCCGTTGGCTGTCACCTGGGAAAGTCATGGCAATCGGGACTGTCGGCGGTGAGTTCATCATTTCAGGATCGACAGCGACTGAGCCGCTGACGCCGACCAATGTGCGTGTGGTCCGCGAAGGAACTCGCGGTTCCCATCAGCACCGGCCCATTCGCGTTGACAACGTGGTGCTGTTCATTCAGAGGCAGCAGCGCAAGCTCCGCGAGTTCGTTTACCAGTTTGAGAGCGATGCCTACCAGTCCCCCGATTTGACGATATTATCTGACCAGGTCGCCAAGGGCGGGATCGAGGAGATCGCCTATCAGCAGGAATTGTCCACGGTCGTTTGGGGCGTGAGGAACGATGGTCAGCTGATCGGCATGACCTATCTGCGCGATCAAAAAGTGGTCGCTTGGCACCGGCACAAGATTGCCGGCTCGTTTGATCCCTCGACCACCCATGGCATCGTGGAAAGTCTGGCGATCATTCCTGGGACCGGCGAGGACGAGCTTTGGATGGTCGTCAAGCGCACGGTCAACAGTGTGACCCGGCGCTATGTGGAGTTCATGGAAAACCAGTTCGACGTGGATGAGGGCGAAACCAAGGCCGATGCCTTTTTCGTGGACAGCGGTCTGACCCTCAACAGTCCCGTGACGATCTCCGGTGCGACGGTGGCGAATCCCGGCGTGATCACCGCGACGGCGCACGGGTTCTCTGACGGGGATCTGGTGGACATATCTGACGTGGTTGGGATGACGGAGTTGAACGGCAATCGATATCGCGTGATTGAGTCGGCTACGAACAGTTTTGAGATCATGGCGACCAGCGGCAAGCCGGTGTCGGGCGCCACCAGGGCCAACCCTGGATCGATCACAGCCGTGGAGCATGGGTTCTCGACCGGCGATGAGATCGGGTTCCTGTCTGTCGGCGGCATGACGGAACTGAACGGCAATGGATACACGATTACCAAAGTGGACGCTGACAGCTTCACCATCGGTGTGAACACGTCGGCGTTCACCACCTATACTTCCGGTGGCTGGGCGTACCTGATCACCGACACCAGCGCATTCACGGCGTACACGTCGGCTGGTAAGGCGCGCGAGGCTGTCGCCTCTCTCAGCGGGCTTGACCACCTCGAGGGTGAGAGCGTGACCACGCTTGGTAATGGTAGCGTCTACACCACCAAGACTGTCGCGTCAGGCGCCATCACGTCATTCTCGCCTGAAGTCAGTATCGCCCAGGCCGGGCTGAATTACATATCCCTGGTAAAGACCTTGCGACCGGAAGCCGGGTCCGAGGATGGCACTGCGCAGGGCAAGGTCAAGCGTATTTTCGAGGTGATCATCCGGTTTGTCTCGACGCTGGGCGCGAAGTCCGGTCCAGCGACATCCAAGCTCGATGAGATCAATTTTCGTTCCGGTTCCGATCCGACCGACACCTCGCCGCCGCTGTTCACGGGTGACAAGGTGATCAAGAGCCGTGACGGCTGGAGCAAGGAAGGGCAGCTGGTCGTCCAGCAGGATCAGCCGCTGCCCATGCACATCATCTCGATCATCAAGCGCCTCATAACGAGCGATGGGTAGGTAGACAACATGTGTTCTCCAGCAGTAATGGCATCTTTGTTCGGGACGGCTGGTGTTGGTGCAGCTGCCGGTGTCACCGGCTTGGGGACTGCTAGTGCATTAGCTGCCCCTACAGCCGGCTTAATCGGATCTGGCGGATTCGGCGCGACGATGGCCGGTTGGGCTTCATCGGCGGCATCAAGTATTTTCTCACCATCTGGTCTTTTCAGTCTTGCGGGTTTTGGTGTGCAGGCTTATAGCGCCGGCCAGCAGGGCGCGTACATGAAATATCAGGCAGAGCATCAGGCCAACATGGCGCGTTACAACGCGATGGTCGCGGATAACAATGCGCTCGCCGCGAAGCAGGCTGCAGAGTTCGATGCGGACATGATCGATGACCGGCGGAAGCGGGGTGCTGCTTTAGCACAGGTGAAATACGCGAAGAGCGGTGTGGTCATCAATCAGGACACGCCTCTCAAGATCGAGGAAGAGATCGCGATGGCCGGCATGCAGGACCGCCTTGCGCGCATCTATCAGGGCGACACCGAGGCCGCGGCCTTCAAAGCCGGTGCGGCAGGACATAGGGCAGCTGCATCGAATTACATCCAGTCTGGCAAGAATGCCGTGAGGGTGGCGAGGCTGGGCCAGATCGAATCCGCCGTCAAGTATGGAAAGAGCTTGTTAGCCTGATGCCAAAGATTCAGATTTACGAGCGATCCCAATCCATCCCGCGCACCACGGGTGTGCCTGCGCTCAACGTGCAGCCCGTGCAGGATAAGACTGGGCAGGCACTCATGCAGATGGGTGATACATTCTCAAAGATCGGCGCGGATCTGCAGCTGGCCCAGGACAAGCGGGATGTGTCGTCCTCGACGCTGAGCGCGACACTCAAGCTGAACGATCTCACCACCGAGATGTCGCGCATGGATGGCAGCATCGCTGTATCAACATACGAGCAGCGGGCCGGCGCGGTCTTCGCGGAGATCACCGAGGGGATGAATGCGCGGACCCTGGACGCCTTCACGGCGAACTGGAATGACCTGAACGCGAAGGCTATGGCGGCGATCAAGGGCGCTGGCCTGAAGCGGTGGCACCAGCAGCAAGAAGGCGGCATGGAGCAGACGTTGGATATCTACGCTCGCGCGGCTGGCGCGCGGGCGGCTGGCCCTGTCGATCATGCCCTGATCCTCAAGAATGGGTTCGCGGACATCGATGATATGGTCAAGCATCATGTCATCGCGCCCGATGTTGGCGCCCGGCGGAAGATCAAGTTCCAGCGCCAGGTCGCTGAGAGTGCAGTCACTGGCTGGGTGAACAGGCAGACACAGGACAGCATGATGGGCGCCCAGCGTCAGATGGATACCGAGAAGTTCGATGACCCGTCTATCGGCCAGATGTGGAAGCAGCTGGACGAGAAGACCAAGGCGTCCATGAACTCGCGGGCGATTACGAACATCAAGAATGCGCTCAGTTTCGCGGACAAGGAAGAAGCGCGGAGAAATAATAATCTCAAGGTTGCCGCCAAGAAATTGATGTTTGAGTTTGTTCAGGAGAAGACCAAACCTGAACGCCGGCAGCAGATCCTGAATGAACTTTCGCGCAACAAGACGGTGGAGATCGGCACCTATGACACACTGTTAAAGCATTTCCAGGGCAAGACCTCGCGCTTCGATGACACGGGTGCCAGCAACAAGCTGAAGTCGCGCATCCTCAAGACGCCGCATCTGGTCACGGACGATGAGATCATCAAATCGAACTTGTCGAATGTTGGCGAGCTTCTGCAGATGCTGAACACCGAGATGGACGCCAGGACATCACGTGCGCGTGAAATCGTCAGGAACTCCCCAGCGTTTATCCCGTCGAACCCGGTCGATGCACGGCTCAAGGGCGAGGCGTTTGACGCCGCCCAGGCCGACATCTGGACGACCGTGCTGCGCGAGATGACAGATGCGGGCGACAAGGGTGAGACTTTCGATCCTGTCGCACGGGTCAATGATCTAATCAAGGAGTTTAAGAAGGAACAGGACGCCAATCCTGAGACTGCAGCAAATGCGAAGACTGCCTTGGACGCTTTGGGGATCAAAACGCCGGAAGACGTGGACACCTATTTCGCTGAGCACGGTTCAAACGCGGGAGAGCGGAACAAGATCAACAAGTGGGCGCGGGAGGCATGGGGCAAATGAATAATGATGATGTCTATCGTGAATACCTTCTCGCGACATCGTCGCCGCCGCCGGCACCGCCTGTCGTCCCCCGGCAGCCTTTGTTAAAAGAAACGGAGGAAGAGATCAGGGCAGACATCAAACGCCTTATGATGATCCCGAAGAACTTCCCCGGCGGTTCAACGCAATCAAACACGCAGCCGGCTGGGCGTGATGTGGTCGAACTTGAGCAGCCACCTGTCCCAACGGAGCCAGACATGGTTGCCGTCGAGGCCGCCGTTCAGGCTGTTGGCGATTTTCTCGGTAATGCCGGTATGGGTGTTCTCAAGGGGATCCCTGAAGGGCTAAGTAAGGCTAGTCAGCAGATCGGTGACACATTCACCGGCGGGTTCTGGTCTTCGCATATCGAGCCGTATATTAACAAGATCCCCGGCGTTGAGGCCGCGAACACCGCGATGGAAAATGCGCTCAAGACGGAAGGCAAGGTGCAGGAAGTCGCCAAGAGTGTTTCTTCACCTCTCTCTCAGGTTTTCATCCCCGGCGCCTTCGCGACCAGGGTGGCAAAAGCTGCCGGCATAGGACAGCGTATCCTGGCCGAGGCGCTCGGCTATGGGATCGCGGAGGTCGCCACCGTCGATCCCAAGGATAAGACATTGCTGGAACTCGGGTTGACTGCACTCGACATGTCGCCGGAATGGAAGACTATATTCGAGCAGTCCCTCGCCGCCCAGGAAGACGATAACGCCTTCATGGAGCGCATCAAGAATGCGCCGCGGCGCTTCCTCGAGGGGGGCGCCATGGGCGTGGTTTTCGAGCGGGTGCTGGATGGCGCCGGTATGCTGTACCGCGCCGTGAAAGAAAGCCCAGTGCTGAAGGATGGCGCTGCAGGACTGTCACTTATTCCTAGGAGGTTGGGGGGGGCTAGGCTTACTAAGGGGGAATATGAGGAGTTATTAAAACCAAGCAAGAAACGGAAAAAATGGGGGCAAGAGAGAAAAGAGGCTTTCAGAGAAGGAGTGGCTGAAGTTAATGCGGTGCGCCAAGCCCGCCTCACCCGCCGCACTGGTTTACAAGGGCAAGACCCACTTTCGGCATATGGGGGGAGTAAGGGGCGGCTAGAGGCGCAACGCAGGGCTGAAGTTGATGCGGCGGAAAAGACGGAAAAGGCTAGATTGTTAGAAGGTAGGCAGAAGATATATCAGGATATCCCTAATCAAAACCTATGGAATAAAAAATTTAGAGGTGAAGTAAACAAAGCTATAGAGAAGATGGAATACGGCGGGAGTGCATCAGCGGCGGTAAATAGAGCCAATCTTGAAGCTATCCCCCGAATATTAAAAAAAGACGGTTGGACAGTGCGCCACGCATCTTCTGGTGCTGCCCGCAAATCTAGCCGTTATTTAGTGGCGCCGGATGGTAAATATGAGGTGCGACTTTCTGACCATTATTTGCCAGAAACCCCACAGAGAGAATATTCAAGATCAATAAGCGCCGCTCGTTGGGATGACGAAATAGTCCTTGGTGGGGCGGATGACCCACAAGAAATTATTACTCAAATTAAGGGGTTGTACGCAGATGTTGGTCGCCATCGCCATCGTCCACAGAAGCGCGGGCTGTTCGGCATTGAAGCTCCAGCGCCTGATGCGCCCCTGCCTCGCGTCGAGCCGGCCCAGCAGTCACAGGCGATGAAGGTCGCCATTGAGAACGGTTCACTGACGGATGTGATCCGGCAGGCGGCGACGGAAGAGCAGATCAAGCTGACTGAGAAGGCGTCCAAAGGGCTTGCTTTATTGCCTGATCAGCATGCTGTCGGGGATCCGAATATAGCACCGTCTGTGGATGTTCTATTCACAGATCGTCTTGATGAGGTCGGCACCAACTTTATGAAGTGGGTGGACTACAACGGGCAGGGAAAATTCCTGCATAGCAATCAGAAGACCGCTGCATCCATTGATTTCTCCACCACGTGCGGGAAGCGGTCATGCTCTGTTGGGTCATGCCTGTATTGTTATGTTGATGCGGGTCGCGTTATCAACAAGGAAGGCGATAGGGTCATTGCTGCCGGCGGTAAGATTGAAGACACCGGGCTGGGGAAGAGGCAAGCCAAGACTGACAAGCTGGAACACAATTTCGACCAAGCCATTTTCGACAAGATGCCGGAAAGTGTGATCAACGGATTCAATCAGGACGGTGGGCTTCGCATGTTCTCCTTTGGAGACTTCCGCGAGGGCGTCGATGAGGTGAATGTCCAGAAAACGCTCGACGCCGCCGCTAAGATCGGGCTGAACATTAAGGCAATCACCAAGTCGCGAGAGTTTGTAGAGATGTTCGGTGACCACCCTGCCCTCCGCTTGAATATTTCGATGGACAACATCCCCGGTGATATCTCAAACGCATTCAATCGTGCAGAGGCTATCCAGATGAAGACGCGGTATCCCAATCTGAGGATACGGTCTGTGGCGGTTAACAGTGCGGAAGTCGAGAAGTTCGGCAAAATGGTAGACGATGCAGGGAAGCCGCTTATCGATGTTTTGACATTGTATCATGGTCCGACCAACTTCCGGTTAAAGACAAAGGACACACCGCTTGACAAGGTTGTCATGCATTTGGGCAGGAAGTCTGAGCGCACGGATGTCCTGTACAAGGTCATCATGCTCAAGCTCGATGATCCAGATTTTACGCCGCCAGGTGCAAAGGAGCAGATCCTCAAAGCGTATGGTGGCGAGGAAGGTTTCCACAAGTGGCTCGATACTTGGGAAAACATGGAAACCAAGACCAAGGTCTTTAAAGGATTTGTCGAGAAGTTCGGAAAACGTATGTGCTGTAAGACTGGCAAATGCTCTTCTGATCCAGATGTCAATTGTGGGTTCGGTGTGGTTGATGATGCTGCCATGAAGATGATTGGCTTTGCACTCGGCTTGGCCGGCGCCGCCTATCCAGAGTTAAGCCGGCACGATGGAGACACCGATGGCAGTTGATCCTCTCGCGATTGATCCAGTTGATGCCCCGGTAGATCCGGGGTTTTTTGATGGGCAGATGCCTGCTGAAATTCCTGCCGATCCGGCGCAGCCGACACAGGTAGCCGGCGCGACGACTAAGATCCTGCAACAGATCTTGCGCCCCAGGCCGGCCGATGCCAAGCGCCTTGATGAGGTAGTGAATGAACCCGCGACCTCTGGCGTTGTCGGTGATTACACTATCATCCGTGAGGCGACACCGGATGAGGTTTGGGACTTCACCACCCTGACCGGCAAAACCCACGGCAAGCCGTCGCCAACCACGGCGGAACGCCTCGAGGGGATCCCGGCGGCTGAGTTCAATCTGGAGACCATCGACGGTCCTGACGCGCTGAAGGCGACCGTCGATAAGGTGTCGGAGATATGGAAGGACGCCGCCCATCGCGCTGGCCGCGATGTGATGTCCTGGGAGGACACCAAGCAACTCGCCAATGAGATGGGAATGGAGGAGACAGTCGAGCGCCTGATGCGCCGGAAGATCGGCGACACCATGAACGCGGAGCAGATCACCTCCTCGCTGCAGGCTATTGCCACATCTGCCATGGAACTGAACCGCCTCGCGAAGGTCGCAGCCAACAGCACGGACGCCGCTGACCTCCTCAAGTTCCGCCAGCATCTCGCGTTCCACGCCGCGCTGCAGACCGGCATGAAGGGCGCGCAGATGGAAGCGGCTCGCGCCTTGCAGTCTTTCCGCATCCCCCGCGGCGTCGGCCCCGACGTGGACGCCCAGGCGCTGACGGACCTGATGAACGATTTCGGCGGCGATAAATCCATTCGCGATATGGCGAAGAGCTATATGGCGTTGCCCACGCAAGCACAGCGGAACAAGTTCAGCTACAGCGCCTGGGACAAGATCAAGGGGTCTTGGTTTGAGATATGGATTAACGGTCTGCTGTCGGCG